GGGTGATGCCAATGCAAACACAAACAATTAATCAACAAGCATTTCCATTGCTTGAATATCTTGACACTGTAAGAGAACAACGCACAGGTATCACAAGATACTCACAAGGTATGGATGCTGACTCACTAAACAAAACAGCTACTGGTGTTAATGTAATTTTAACACAAGCACAAATGAGAGTTGAGTTGATTGCACGTATATTTGCAGAGACTGGTGTAAAGGATATGTTCCACAAAATGTTTGAACTTGTAGTTAAACACCAAGATAAAGAAAGAATTATTAAAATTAGAAATAAGTTTGTACCATTCAGACCTATGGAATGGCGTAACAGATGTAATGTTACAATCAACGTAGGATTAGGCACAGGATCAAGAGATCAACAACTTGCAATACTTAATAACATTTTACAAACACAACTGAAAGCATTGGAGCTACAGGGTACACCTGCTGGTCCTATGGTAAATTTAAGAAACATTTACAACACACTTTCTAAAATAGTTGAGAATGCTGGTTTAAAAAACACTGGATTGTTCTTTACAGATCCAGATGTGGGTATGCAACAAATGCCTCCACCGCAACCACCACAACCTACTGAGTTTGAAAAAGTATCTCAGATGCAGGTGCAGGGTGAGAACTTACGTAAACAAATAGATAGCGAAATAAAAATTAAAGAACTAGAAAAAAGCTATCAAGAAATGATATTAAAATTTGAAACACGTATTAAAGAATTAGAACTTCAATACGGTACAAAAATTAATGAAGCTGAGATCCGAAGAGATGCAATGCTTGCAAAAGAAGATTTAGTTCAACAAGGCAAGATACGAGAACAAGCACAAGATGTTATAAATCGTCAACTTGACCAAAGACAACAAATCATGCAAAATGTAACTAATGGACAAGAGCAAACTAACGAGTGAGGTATCAAGAGGAGAAAAAGCAAAACTACTTCTTGAAGAACCATTAATAAAAGAATCGTTTGAAACTTTAAAGAAAGAGTTTCAACAAGCCATTCTCAACACAAAACACAATGAGGATGAAGCTCGTAGAGCGTTATGGCAGGCCTATCATTTAACAGATAGAGTAGAAAACCATCTCCGTACAGTAATGGAGACTGGCAAATTAGCAGCCACACAATTAAATCAGCTTAAAAAGAATTCGGCTTAAATCGAATACACCAACCCATAAGGGAGTGTAACATTTAAAAGGAGGTCGGTATGGCAGATCGCCAACCAACAAACGTAATCGAAGCAGGAAATATAATCAAAGGTCTAATGACTGGAGAGACATCTGAAGAGGTTACACCTGTAGAGACAGCAGAAGCTCAACCTACAGAACAAGAAACAGAAGAAACAGAAACTCAAGAAGAGGCTTCTAGTGAAGAAACTGTAAATCCAAGCGATGTTCCTTACATGAAAACCGAAGAGGAACAAAGCGAACTATCTGAGTCGGAAGATATACAAGAAAACTCTGAGGAGCCTGTTTACACTGTAACCATAGATGGTACAGCATATGAGGTGACCCAAGATGAGTTAATTCAAGGGTATCAACGGAACGCAGATTACACAAGAAAGACACAAGAACTAGCTGCTGAAAAAGCACAGTCTAGTGATTTTGTCGAAAGATCAAAAAAAGACGTAGAAGCTAAACTTGCAAAGCTAGACCAATTAAATCAAGCTGCACAAGCACAACTACAACAAGAGTACGCACAGGTTGACTTTGAAAAACTTTACGAAGAAGACCCTGTTGAAGCTGCTAGACTTGAGCATAAGATGCGAAAGAAGAACGAACAGTTACAACAAGTGCAAGAACAAACTCAGAGATTACAAATGGAAGAGTTTAACAAGTACCTTGAGGAACAACAGAAACAAATGACTGTTAAAATTCCAGAGATGACGCATCCTGAAAAAGGACCGCAATTCAGAAAACAAATGAGAGATTATCTTTCATCTGTAGGATTTAACAATCAAGAAATAGATTCTGTTTATGACCACAGATATGTGATGTTGGTTAAAGATGCGATGTCATATCGTAACTTACAAAAAGCCAAACCACAAATTAAAAAGAAAGCGGTCAATGCTCCTAAAGTTGTAAAAGGCGGTGTATCAAAATCTAAAGGTCAACAGGCTGCGGAGGCGAAACGTCAACAACTCTCAAGACTGAAGAAGACAGGAAAAGTTGCTGATGCAGCTAAAATCTTCCGAAGTCTCGTATAACTTAAAGGAGGAGCCAAATGGCACAACCAACTAACTTGTACGACACGTATGATACTACTGGTATTCGAGAGGACTTGGTAGATGTAATCTATAACATTAGTCCAGAAGATACTCCAATTTTATCTGCGATACCTCGTACAACCGCAAAATCAACAAAGCACGAATGGCAACTAGATGCACTTGCAACACCTGCTGCTAACTCAGTTATCGAAGGTGACGATGCAACTATTGATGCTATGACTGCAACGACTAGAGCATTTAACTTCACACAAATATCTGACAAAGTAATCGCTGTGTCAGGTACACAAGGTGCAGTGGATGCAGCAGGCCGTGCTGACGAAATGGCCTATCAAGTCGCTAAGAAGTCGAAAGAATTAAAGAAAGACATGGAATTTGTCCTTATTAAAGGTCAAGTACAAGCTGTCGGTTCTGCAACTGCTGCTAGAGCATTAGGATCTATTCCTACATGGATTGCTACTAACGGTGATGCAGGTACTGGTGGTTCACTTTCTACTGGTTCTGGAACAGACTTACCCAACTCTGGTACTGACAGAGACCTTACTGAGACAATCCTAAAGACTGTTATCAAAGAGGTTTATGAGTCAGGTGGAGAAATGGATATGCTTGTTGTACCACCGAGTATCAAACAAACTGTATCTGGGTTTAACGCCAACACAACAAGGTTTGGTCAAGCTGAAAACAGAGTAGAGTATGCAGCTATTGATGTTTACTCATCCGATTTCGGTGACCTACAGGTCGTACCAAACAGAGTAATGGCAGTAACAAGTGAGAGTAATGCTTTCCTTATCCAAAGAGATATGATGGCAACTGCTTACCTAAGAGATTTCCAAGTTCAGGATCTAGCAAAAACTGGTGATTCTGAGAAGAAACAACTCTTAGCAGAGTACACACTTGAAGTCAGAAACGAAGCCGCACACGGCATTCTTTTAGACGTAAACCAATAATCTAAGTGAGGGAGCTTCGGCTCCCTCTTTAGAATCATTCTAAGGAACATTATGTATTATAAATTAACAGGAACCGTACAGAAGGTAGACTACACAGCTAGTGCTGCAAACAGTTCTGCAATTTCAGATCAGGTTAGGTATGTAAGATTATATGCCACTACTGATTGTCATATTACAATTAGCAAACCTGCTGTGACTGCAACAGCATCTTCAACACCTTTGACTGCAAAAGATTTTGAATATTTTAAAGTAGCACCAGGTAACATTATATCTGTAATAAGAAACTCTGGTAATGGTTCATTATTTATTTCAGAACTATCGGAGTAATTATGACTGATTATAAAGCACCTACTACATTTAAAGTTGGATCAACACAAACAGTGGCTGTCGGCAGTTCGTCTGCTGCAACCTCTAACGCATTTGATTCACAAACAAGAGAAATAAGAATCGTTACAACTGTTGATGCTTATGTAGAAATGAACGCAACTTCACCTACTGCAACGTCATCAAGTTTAATTGTGCCTGCGTTTACACCAGAATATTTTAGAGTTGCACCTGCTACAAAAGTAGCTGTGTTAAGAGTGGGATCAACAGACGGAACTGCAAGGGTATCTGAATTAACACAATGACCATTGCAACAAGATTTTCACATAGAGGACAAGATAGATATAGAGATAGACGTACTGATACACCAAATGATAATTTAAAATTAGAAGACGGTACGTACTTGCTCATACAGGCAGGAGACAATATAAAACTAGAACAAGCAGTCGGCACTGTGTTTAGTGGCAGACCAATACCTAACTAATGGCACGTAAAGCAAAAAGTTACGTAGAACATGAAGCTGGACCAAAGAAAAGAACATCTATTGGACAAAGCATAAGATCAAGACCGAAGAACAAACACAAACGTAGAAACTTTAAAAGGTACAGAGGTCAAGGTAAATGACTTTTAAAGAACTCGTAGATTTTTTGAAAAAGAAAGAAAATGGCAAAAGACCCCAAAGTAGGAACAGGAAAA